AATTACTGTATTGATTGCAATAAAGAAATTGCCCAGAGAAGTATAAGGTGCAAATCTTGTAATACTAAGTATCGGTGGAAAGTTTTTAGAAAAAACCTTTAATTTCTAGAATAATAGTTTATATTAAATGACAACAACGTTTATAAAATTATGAAGACTAAGAAATACAGTCAAATAGAACTTCATCAAGATTGCCCATCTTAACCTCACATTTATGGAAAGAAAATCAGCGTCGATATTTTCAAACTGCCCCTGGGAAATCGGCAGTGAATCAGTTCTGCAACCGTTAGGCAGACGTACGCCAGGACCGTACAACAAAGCCCAACAAATTCAAGCACCAAAAGGTGAAAATGCTGTGACTGTTTATGAGGAGACAAGAGACGGACTCCCAAAAGCATATATTCCAAACTTCTTCTATAAGGCACCGTTTGGTTATCCTAGATACAAAGACCTTAATTACTATAGACAATTAGCAGCGAGTATTTATGTTGATATGTGTGTGACGGCAATTATAGATGAGGTGTGTTCAGTTGAGTGGGAAATAGTCGCAGAGGATCGTGCCGGCAATGAAGTACCAGGCAAAGAAAGCGATGTCGAGCGTATTCAAGAGTTCTTCCATAATCCAAATACAAACAAAGAAAGTTGGGAGATGATTGTTCGAATGATGTTGCCAGATTTACTGGAACTTAACTCGGGAATCATTGTTAAGGTGTTTAATATGTTTGGCGAAATGGTAGAAATTTGCGCTAGAGACGGAATGGCCTTCACAAAGAATCCTGATCCTTATGGTTTTTATACAACCAGAGCAGACTTAATTTTAATGAAGAATATTTTAGGAGAAGGCGCAGAACAAACCCAACAGATGGACTATCCAGCCATTCAAATGGAAATGGATGCAGTCGAAGCCCAAGAAGAAGGCGCATATTTTCAATATGGATTCAACACAGGTGCCAGACCAATTCCGTTCGGAAGGCGAGAAATAGTGTGGTTAGAAAAGAAAGTACGAACAGACAATTTATACGGACGTTCATCTATGGAGGTTTTGGCAAAAACAGTTCAGACACTAATTTATGCAGTGGAGAGTCAATTGGAATATTTCAACGACAATTCAATCCCTCCAGGAGTCTTGGGATTAGAAGGGATGAATGCTGAGGATTTGAAGGCGTTTGGAACACAGTGGATTCAACAACAAAGGGTTCAAGATACGCTAGGCAACTGGAAGAGAGCAAACCACAAATTACCAATGGTCAACAAGATGCCAAAGTTCGAGAGAATAGGATTCACAAACCAAGAATTAGAATTAATCGAAAGTCAAAAATGGTGGAGCAAATTAGTCTGGGGAGCCTTTGGTATAACTGCAACAGAGTTGGGATTTACGGAGGACGCAAAGGGAAGCGCCAACCAAATAGTTCAAACTTCTGTTGCAAAGAAAAGAATCATTTATCCATTACTAAGACTAATCGAATACCACGTAAACACAGAAATCATCCCGGAGTTCGGAGTTGAGGGAATAAGATACAAATACAAGATTTTCGATATTGATGAGGAAACAAAGAAGTGGGGACTTTACAAATTACAAACCGACGCAGACCTAAAAACAGTCAATGAGATTAGAAATGCGGAAGGACTAGATGCACTTGAAGGCGGCGATGAAACAGGCTCAATGCGAAGCGACAGACAGCAAACAGCCGACCGAGATATTTTAACAGACAATCCACTACAAAGCGCATCAGACAAAATCAACAGAGATAGCCAAGACACTCGAGACAAAATGACAGGCAAACCAGCAAAGGGCGATAAACCAAAGGATATTAAGAAAGCCCAAACAACAGACTCCCCAACCGTACTCGTATCAAACGAAGAGACGGGCAACTCCGAAAAGAAGCTAAAGAAAAGAATTTTAGACCTACTAAGAAAGAACAAAACAAAGGTGTTCGAATTACTAGATGACCAAAACAAACCAGAAACACTATTGCAGATTAAAGGAATAGATGATATACCCGGCATTATCAAAAAGATATTCGAAATCTTCTCATTCAAAAAGATAGTCAATGAAGTTATCAGTATGGAGTTTAACTTTGGATGGGACAAATCAGAAAAACAAATCGGCCAGAATTTACCAGTAAACAACAAAGCCGTAGAGTTCCTCCAAGACCAAACATTCGAGAACATTAAGGAGATGACCGAAGAAGTAGCAAATGATTTGAGGGCCGAGTTATCTAGAGGAATAATCAACGGAGAAGGAATCACAAAACTAAAGAAACGAGTGACTAAAGTATTCAACGTAGGAAACAACCGAGCAAGCATGATTGCCAGAACAGAAACAAACCGAGCAGAAAACAACGGAAGGTTATTGGCAATGAAGTCAAGCGGTATGGATTACAAAAAGCAATGGTTAACACACGAGGACGACCGAACCTCAGAATTATGTAAGAGACTAGACGGCCAAACAATAGGATTAGACGACAACTTCAAAGATTCAAGTAGTGGTTGGGAAGGTCAATCTCCACCTAGTCATGTAAATTGTAGAAGTACGATGATATTCATCGAAGAAGAATAAAATGGGAAACACACCAAAAAGCCAAATAGCCAAAGACCTAGCAATAGGTAAAAAGGTTAAAGAAAAGCAAGCATGGGAAAACGCTGCTGTAAGAGACAATATGGGCAGAAAGGTAAATGTTACTAAATTCGATGTGGACAAACAAACAATAGTTCTAATGGGTGACGAGCACATAGGTTCAAAGTTCTACGATGAAAAGACTCACAGAAAGAATTTAGACTGGTGCTACGATAATAATATTCCAATTATCTTAATGGGAGACGAAATGGAAACTGCCACAAAAACAAGTGTGGGTGCAGGAGTCTACGAACAAAACGAGATAGTCCAAGAACAACTAGAAAAGTGTGTTGAATTATACAAACCCATGGCAGACGCAGGATTGATAATCGGAAACCACATCGGAAACCATGAAGCAAGAGTACACAATTCATCCGGGGTAAATCTATCCAAAATATTCGCACAGATGTTAAAAATTCCTTATTTGGGAGTTGGAGCCGCACACATATTAAGAGTAGGAAAACAAAGCTATACACTTTATACAACACACGGTTCTAGTGGAGCAAGACTACCTCATACCAAAATAGCAAACACAATCAAACTAGCAAACATGATTGACGTGGATGTTTATGCACAAGGACACTTACATCAATTAAGTCATCATACTCAGAATTACTACAAAGTTAACAAGAGCACAAAGAACATTGAAGAACATCAAAAGCATTACATTATTACTGGAAGTTATTTAGATCACTGGGGTGGTTACGCGCACATAATGAGTATGGAGCCAGCCAGAAAAGGTTCACCTAAGCTGAAGTTGTCTGGACTTGAAAAAAGAATCAGAGTAAGTTTATAATGAGAAAAAATCAAAATATAGAAGCTATGCTTTACAACGTTAAGAAAGCTGAAAAGACTCATCCAATTAAGATGATACCTATTTATAAGATATGGATGGATGGTGACCAAAGAATGTTTTTAAGAAATGCTTTTGATTATATTTGGTTTGATGATTTTGAAGTTGTAACAAAACCATTCGAAGTATCTGGAACTTATGCTCATTATATGGAAAGGATTGGAGAGTGGCAAAATGATAAATAGAAGAGAATTTTTATTGTGGTTGGGTATGTCTGGATTAACATTAACTCAAGGATTAGAATACTTAGAACAAAACAGCCAAAAAGACATAGAAGAAAAAATTTATAACATGCCAAAAGATATTCACATTGCTAATTACACAGCAGACTCAGTAGAAGGAAAACGAAAACAGGGTGGTGTTGGATTTTTTGTTAATGATTATTATATCACAACTGCTCATATCTGCCAATCATTAGAACAGATAAAAACAAAGACACCATTCGGAATGATGGATATTGAAATTGATATAACAAATAAAGAAATGAAGATTGGAGAAGTGCCGTTTGAAATAATGTATGAGAATTTTCATACAGATGTACTTATAGCAAAATCAAAAGGTAGAGTATATAAAAACCTTCCAGCAATACCAAATAGAAGTGATGTCAAATACGGAGATAAAATTTATATCGTTGGAAATCCAGCACTACAAGGAACTAACATAAGACACGGTTATGTTTCAGACTTAGACGGAATGACTGATAAACTCGGAGATAGAGAACATGTGTTTGGAGTTGACTTTAGTTTATTTGGTGGAGATTCTGGAAGCCCTGTATTAAACGATAAAGGTGAATTAATAGGACTGGGAAGATATGACGCAGCGAACAGATTTGGATATATTAATAAGATTGGGTTGTACTTAGATGAAATTGAACGATTAAAAGGAGTCGTTACAAAACCGATACATGAAAGAAAGTCTAGAAGAAATTAGTATTCACGAAGTCAATAGAATCGGAGGTAATTTGAATGAAGATTTAAAAATACTCCAGGAAAACCTAAAACCAAAAGACAAGGAGATAGTCAAATATGTTGGGTTATATGTCAGTATGATTAAATCTCATAACAAGTACGTCAAAGAAACAAACTCATATCTTCTTGACCACATAGTGAAATATTATAGGGACAAAAAAACCGGAGAACTATCATATACTAAAGATAAGAAACGAGTTGTAGGGTTCTAGTAGAAACTTTTAAAAAGGCGAATAGACTGTTATATTTATTCATACTCATGGGGCAGGAACAGACCCGTTTCCCCCATGTTCATACTCAAAGGCTACAGACTAAGAGAGCAGACGAGCGTTAAACCCTGAAGACATACCCCGAAGCTATAAACCGCTTCCGAGTCACTGTGGAGAAGGCAGGAGCTTGCAGGTTCGAATCCTGCCGTTTGCTTTGGTTCTACCAAGAGCGTTCGGATAGGTTGCCTATCTTGACACCGGGAAAGACTGGGAATGTGGGAAAGCCCTATCCTAGCTTTTGTGCGGGAGGCTCAAATATAGGGGTGTAAGCCTGAACCACATTTTATAATCATGAAAAGATAACAGCTGGAATAATATTAGGAATAGGAACACCATGTGTATTAATACTTTGGATGTGGATATGGGCCATATTATTATTAGAATAATCCTTCTAAATTTTTGAAAGTAGGTTTATAACATATTTTGATTTAAACAAATCATGAATCAAGAAGCAAGTTTCACATTTACAACTCCCTTGAACGTAAATATAGTTAATCTGAAGGGAGAAGAGCACCTATTTGTCGAGGGGGATATTTCTACAAACGACATAGACTTCGTAAATGACATAATGACTAAAGCCTGTCAGGAAAGCATGCAAACTCAGATATTAGATCGTAATATGAAATTAGATTTGGAGCACGAAGCGTTTAAAGGAGATTCACACGAAGAGAAAGAAATTAACAAGACCAAGATTCCAGCCGGAAAGATAATCGACGCTACCGTTAAAGATTTAGGAGAAGGAAGATACTCAACAAGTGTCAAGTGTGAAATAAACAGACACAATCCAAACTACAAATCAATCAAGGGAAACTTAGTGGAAAAATACCTAGATGCTTTCTCAGTTGCATTTTTACCAACCGACATATCCTACGAACAAAGAGAAGGCAAGGCTATTCGAATGTTGAACGATGTTATTTTATTGAACGTAGCAATGACAGGAAACCCATGCAACACCAAAGCCCAGATGGTAGAAATTTCAACAAAGTCAATGGACGCTCTAGAAGAATACAAGAAAAGAAAAGACTTAGACCCAAGCGTAGAAGGACAGCTAGAAGTCAAATCACATTCAACCGATAAAACGGAAGATATAACTAAATTACACACAAAAAATTCTAAGATGACAGACAAAGAAAACGAAGACGAATCTAACGACGAAAGTCAGAACGATTCTGAAGACGTTGAAGCAAAATCAGTTGAAATGCTAAAATCTATATCAAGTGAATTGAAGTCCATGAACGAAAAGTACGACGTTGTAGCAAAAGACAATGTAGCTATGAAGGAAGCTCAATCAGAAATGAAAAGCGAACTTGCAAAGATTACATTAGCTTTGAAAACACCAGTACATAAGTCCTTGAGCAACAATGAACCAGATAAAGATAAGAAAAAAGCAGAAGAAGCTGATTTAAAATCTGTTGATCCTTTAGAGCTTTGCTAAAATGGGAAAAGCATTCACAGGCAATATGGACGGACTGGACTTCCAGGACGCCTACTACCAATCGTTCGCTAATCTTAAGAGCAAAACCAAATATTGGGACCCAGTAAGTGGTTCAGACATGCGAGCTGACGCGAACATGAAAGCCACTGACACAACACAAGGTGGACCAGGAACTGCAGGATATGCAATGATTCCGGTTTATTTATCTCCTATGCTGATTGATCAGACTAGGAAGAGAACACCTTTGGTTGAGTTGATTCCTCGAGTTACGAACTTGGGAATGTATGCTGATTGGAACGAGATTACTGCAAAAGGGGCTGCTTTTACTGCGTACGAAGACGCGGCATTCGCAGAGACTAACGATACTATTGATCGTTACTCTACGCCAATAAAATTCCTTTATTCAGTTGGTCGAGTTACTGGTCCAGCACGAAGCGCACAGCCTGCGTTCGTATTGGAAGGTTTCCAGGGTACTGGTTCAGGGTTAGGTGGAAGTGCATTCGGAAACGTTGCATCCTCTAACGCTATGCAATTAAGAGTCTTAACTGCAGCAAGAGCATTAAAGGAATTGGAAGAAAGTTTAATCGTAAATGGTGACGCATCCACTGACGCAACTGAGTTCTCTGGTATCGTAAAGTTACAGGGAACAACAAATGTTAAAGATTTGGACGGCGCAGCATTGACATACGATGACATTGAAACAGCGGTACAATATTCATTCGATGATAGCGGAAACGTTAAAATCGCAATTGGGTCAAGTTCAGCTGTAAGAGACGTTCGAAAGATTATATTGGACACGTTCCGGTATTCTCCAAGTGACGTACCTTCAGGTGTTTTGCCATTCGGTGTTCCATCTGCGGTATTACTTCAAACTATGGTCGGACCAGTACCGTTGATCCCATCACAATATTTGAGCAACACTTCAGGTGCAAAACAGATTTACTTCCTTGATACAGATTACATCGAGATGCGTGTACTACAAGATACGACATACGAAGCAATGGGTAAAACCAACGATTCGGATAAGTTTTATTTGAAGCAGTACCAGTGTCTAGTGATGAAAAATCCGGCTTTCAACAGTTTTATCGACAACATATTGTAAATCAATAATTTATTTATTTTTTTTTAAATATTTCGTCATCTTACTGGCGACAAATTGTAAGGCGAATCGTCCACGATAAGGACAAAAACAACTAAATACAAAATGGAGGAAAAATAATGACAGCATTAGGAGAAGTAGGAACAGTTACACAGGAATCCCCAAACGCAGGAGTTAAGGTATTAATGTGGGAATTGGCAGCCACTGTAATAGGTGGAACTGACACAGTTCAAATCGACTTGAATGATTACGGAGCAACAAAACTATTATCTATTGACGTTTATGATCAGACTACAACAGGAAGCGTAGTTGTATCAGAAGCACCAACAACGGTAGTAAGTTCAGGAGTTTTAGTAGTTACACTTGGCGGTTCAAATACTGGAGCAAAGACCATCGTACTTCGTTGTAAATAGTTGTTATTTTATTAAATTAAAATGACAAGATTTGGAGAAATATCTGGAAAGATAAATCACAGCGGAGCTAACGGACTTACATCATCTTCACCAATGGTATTGGCAGGAACAAGTTCTGTGCCAATAACAACATCAGCTGCAAACATTAAATTCTTACAATATTATCTCGAAACAACTGCGACAAGCGGTGACAATCGAGCAATGTATTTAAGACTTTATTTAAGCGGAGCTGGAGCAGGTGGAGAAGCTGCACGAATATTCACGACAATAAACGATGTAGCATGTGGAACTGCTCATGGAGCACACATATCGTTAAACTTTGCTGATAGCGGAGAACTTAGCGGATTAGGAGTAGCAAGTAGAAATACATTGCATATTCCAGATGACGCTGGTTGGACAGGTGGAAACTTATCGCCTTTAATGGCAGAAATATATTCAGATGGAGCAGCAAGTGATCCAGACGGAGTAACTAATTTATCTTATATCCAAATTACAAATAGCGGAAACGCGAATGGAATTGCAGATGTAGATGATGACGTAAACTTATTGTCAATACAAGGACACACTGTAGCATCAGGAAATATGATAGTAGCCGATGATGACGAAACTAAATTTTCGCATAAAGCGAGAATCGTAGTAGGTTCAACACCATACTATATAATGCTTACTGCGTCATAATTTTTATCGTATGAAAACCAAATATAAATTAGCTCTAAGCGAAAGAATCAACTTAATGGAGATTCTTCCGGCAGAAGGGAATTTTGTAACATTGAGAGTTATCAGAGAATTAAAACTTAATCTCGGCGTAAAAGACGAGGAGTTCAAATTATTTGATATCAAACAAAATGATAAACAAATTACCTGGAACGAAAAGGGAAACCAAGAGATTGATTTTGAATTTGGGGAAGCTGCGGTAGATATTATAGTCAAGCAATTAATAGCGCTTGATAACAGTAAAAAACTTGGAGATAAGCATTTCAGCTTATATGAAAAGTTTGTACAAAACAAATAATATGGAAAAAAACACGAACAAAAAAGTCGAGGATGTCAAAGCACCAGAGAAATCTGTTGAAGTAGCACCCGAAGAAGTCAAGCCAGTTGAAGCAAAGAAACCAATCAAGGCAAACCCAGTTGAAGTAAAACCACAACGATTTAAGAATAATACCGGAAAGGGTATTAAGATTAAAGAAGTTGATGGAAGAAACATTAATTGGATGACAGTTAAGCCAGGCGATATTGTAACAATTCCAGAAAAAATTGCACTAGCAAACAACCTTACAAGAGTTGAATAAATATAATTTTATTTTTTATTTTTTATTATTTTTTCTTGTTTCAGGAAAACAAGAGGTCGAGGGACTTAAAACCAACTAAATGGAGAAACAAACATGTCAAAAATAACAAAGTACAAAATATCGGCAACAATAGCAGCAGGCGCGACTACAGCCTCAGCTTATAGCGTACCTATAAGAGGCAGAGTTATCGCTGTTGGAGTTGACTATCCTACACATACTTGTACTGTTGACCTAGATTCGGACGGAGAGGCATCTGACCAAAAAATCCTAGATCTAGCAGCAGCAAACACAGACGCGACTTATTATCCGAGAACACCAGTCTGCACATATACTGGAGCAGAGACAGTTCTATCGTATACAGCGTTAAAAGTGTATGAACCGTTTACGGTTTACGGAAGAGTTAAATTATCATTAGCATCTGGTACAGCCACAGAAACGGTATCAGTGTATTTGATGGTCGAGGAATAAAATGGAATTCACCAATAATGGTGGGCCAGTTAAGATTCGTATTGGGAAAGCAAACGATTGCTATTGGGCCACAATAAATACAGGGGAAAGTATAGAACTATCAAGAGAGTTAGGAATTTCTTATGGATTCTCCGTTAAAACTACTGAAGGACAAATAGGGAACCAGGTAGTAGAAACAAAACAGATTGAAGAAGTGCAATATACGCCTGACGATTTATTTTTTAAGGAATTATGTTCGATTAACGGAATCGGGAAAAAGACTGCGAAGGATATAGTCGAATGGGGAACCAAAGAAAAGCTGATTGAAGTAATTGCATTAGGGGGCAGTTTGCCGTTTAGGGATGATTATGAAAATTTATTGGTGAAAATATATGGCTAAGGAAAACGGAGGTTGCTCTTTTGGGAAGGTTTCTAGGAATATGATTGAGAATGTTTCTAATGATTTTAAAGAATTTAGGACAGAGATAAGAGGCGAATTTATTGATTTGAAGAGCACAAACACAAAACTCTATAATCATTTATCTAGCAGATTGCCAGCATGGGCGACAATTATATTGGTTTTCGGAGCAAGTTTATTGACAGGAGTAATCGTATGGGGGCTAAGTAGATAATGGGAACTTATGTAGATGTTGCAAGTGTTAGGCGAACGTGCGGAATCAAAGTCGCAGAGATTAATGATGTGGATGTTGAGGCCACAATAGCAGAAGTAGAAAAACAAGTCCCAAGAATGTTCAACACAGTATTCGTACCAACAGAAAGAATCGAGATAAATGATGGGGACGGAACGAATAGACATCTCCTGGAGAAGAATCCAGTATTGGCAGTTAGGGAAATTAAGATTGATGGGGAAACAGAGGATCCAGTGAACTTGGAAGTTTACAAAGAGTCAGGTTTTATTTTTTTAGGATCCGGAGCAACATCACCAACATTCGCAAATAAAAAGAATTCAGTAGTTGTGAAATATTTATATGGAAGCGTTATTCATTCAGATACAATCAGCACATCATCCTCTGAAGATGAGGTTGCCGGGACAGCTATCTCAGTGGCAGTTTCTAGCTCAACTGATTTCACAGAGGATGACTGGGTTGAAATTTTTGGAATGGATGGACACAGAGAAGTCGCGCAGGTATCGACAGTAGCAACCGGGATATTAACAATTGACCAATTCGTAGAAACACATGAAGCCGGAAGCACGATCGTGAAACTAGAGATAGACATCAACTTCACAAAGTTAATGAATATCGTTTGTGGTATTGCATTGGTTGCAAGAATTATTGGACAATCCTATAGTGATAACACAGGTTATACATTGGGAGAATTGCATATACAAAAGGGTGAACCTTACACACAATGGCGTGAAGCGGCTAATCAACTAATAAAGGAGAGAGACCAAATAATGTCTAGAATAAGCATTCGGCCTTATATTATTTGATAACAATATTTAAATATAATGGGAACTAAAAAGTAACATGGCAGGAATGGATATCGTTTTGAGAGATAAGAACGGAAAAATCAAACAAGACTTAAAAGTTTCAAGATCCAAGATTGCCGGAAGAATTGTTGAAATTGATTCCCTTAAGAAAAAAGAATTAAAAGAGTCCAAAAACAATGGATGAATCCCAAATCTCAAATAACAAAGAAAAAATTATGAATATTCTAAAAAGATTAAACAAAGTAGCAGGAAGAAAGCCAGGCACTCTGGAAAGGGTAGGATTAAGCGACACATGTGATGTTCAGGTATTTCATAATCAACTAAATCATGGGAGGTTAAATAAATGAAACAAAATTTAAAAAGTGAGGGAGCTCAGCTACAGGGATTTATTAAAATAGAGCATTTTGACAATGTTGGAAATTTGATGGAAACTGTAAATACTCCAAACGCATTGATGAATTTAGGGTTTAAAGAAGTAGCAGGATTGTTCAACACAGACCAAGCAGGATCTTATACAGCATTCGATTACATCGCAGTAGGTACAGGAACAACAACTGCAACGGCAACTGATACAACTTTGGAAACTGAAGAAACTGAAAATGGTTTGGCAAGAGCAGCCGGAACTGGTACATCAGTGACAGAAAATGTGACAGATGATACAGCACAATTCCTAAAGTCTTTTACAGTTACTGGATCAGTAGCAGTGACAGAATCAGCAGTTTTGAACGCATCAAGCGAAGGAACAATGTTGTGTAGACAGACATTCAGTGCGATCAATGTAGCAGATGGTGACACCTTACAAATTACTTGGAAAGTAACTGTTGCGTAATTAACCTAGAACAATGAAAATTGGAATATGTGTGCCTTTATACAACGTAGTTCCAGCAAGTTTCTTTGTTAATTTCATTAATCGTATTAGTGAATTTTATCAACAGGAAAGATACGATGTCCAGATTTATTTGCAGAACTCCACTATAGTTGACAAGGCACGAAACGAACTTGTAAGAATGGCCCTTAAAGATAATTGTGATTATATTTTATTTATCGACTCAGACACAATCATCCCAAGCGGAGCACTTGATACTTTATTGGCAATGGATGTGGATATTGCATCTGGCCTTTATTTTAGTAAGGGTAAACCCTACTTGCCAGTGGCAAGAATGAAAGAAGGAGATAAGCATTGTTTTCTAGAAGATTTTGAGTTTAATCAAATAATGGAAGTCCAGGGAGTCGGGATGGGATGTTGTTTAATCAAAACCAAAATATTTGAAGGGATGGAATTTCCTTATTTTAAATTAGAATGGAGAGAGAAGGACGGAATCAAATACCAAATCGCAGAGGATTTATATTTTTGTGATGAAGCCGTTGAGAAAGGGCATAAGATTTTTTTAAACACAGGAGTTGTCTGTGAGCATTTTGGCGCGGAGGTAGGACCTGCGCATTTTATGATGTACAAAGAACAATTAAAAATCGACAAAGACGATCGAGAAGAAATGATTGAGGATTTAGTTAAATTTGAAAAGGTACCCAGAGAAGAAGTTTTGAGACGATTTGTCAAGAGGTTCGAATTAAGAAAAGAAGAAATGGACAAGGTGGACTTCACAGACTCAGAACAAGTCCTGGAATATTACAAAAACAATAACTTTGAAATTTATGATCATTTAGAGTGGCATTTTAAGGGACGAAGAAATTATGATAAGAAATTGGTTGAGGGGATAAAACAACAATTCCCTGACAGAGGAACAGAGATACTAGACTTCGGAAGTGGAGCAGGTCAAGTGTCGTACATGTTAGCAAAAGAAAAATATATTGTTTCAGCTTGTGATTACAATAAAAAATCATTAGATTTTATTTCTCATAGATTTACAAAGAGGCGTCAAAAGATTAAAGTGATTCCGATGCCGATTCATAAGGATTTTAAAAATAAGTATGATATAATTTTATGCTTTGATGTTTTGGAACATATCCCAGACGACAAATTCGACGAAACAATTGCTTTGATAAAAAGTCTTTTGAAACCAGGGGGAAAAATTATGGCCACAGTTTCATTCGGAGCAGAAGATATCCATCCAGGCCACTTCAAAGGATCCGAAGAAAAGAATAAAAAAATTATGTCTTTAATGGAGGAATGATGGCGTTAATTGATGGTTTAATTAGTTACTATAAATTGGATGAGGCTAGTGGTTCAATTATAGATGCACACGGAAGCAACGACGGGACATACACCGGAGCTTTATATTCTCAAAGTGGAAAGATAGGAACTTCGATTGGTTTTGATGGAACCAATGATAATATAGATTTGAATTTTGGAAGTGGGACGACACTTTATTCTGGGTTTAGTGTTTCATTTTGGGCCAAACCAACAGATTATACATCAGATAAGTATGGAGCAATATGGGCATCAGCAACATCAGACCATAGATTTTATATTGGAAATTATTCATCTAAATGGGATTTTGGTATTGCTACGCATGGAATTGGAGAAGGAACTGGACAAGCAACAGCGAGTAATGAATGGACACATATAGTTGCTGTTATAAATGGGGCAAGTGCTATTTTATATGTTAATGGGGTTTCAACTGTGACGTGGAGTGATATAGACAGTGGATTCACTCTAGCACAAGATATTTTTATAGGTTCAACCACAGGATTATGGGACGGATTGATTGATGAAGTAGGAATCTGGAATAAAAGTTTGACTTCTGACGAGGTAACTTTATTAAGAAATGGTGGAGATGGTTTGGCTTATCCATTCACAGAAGATCCAGTACCTATTAAGATTTTTGATGTGAGGTTTGGATGATACGTAAAATTTGGCATTTCTTTTTCCCTCAGAATTCTTTTATTGATAAATTATGGGATAGGATGAGATTATGGTAACAGTTAAGGCTCTTGTTGTTGCCGGCGGAGGTGCAGGCGGAGGATGGGTAGGCGGAGGAGGAGGTGCAGGTGGTTTATTATATGATGCAATTCTTACAGTAACGCCACAAGCATATTCTATAACTGTTGGAGATGGTGGTGCTGCTGCTAATGATGATATTGGCGGAGATGGAGAAGATTCTGTGTTTAGTACAATCACAGCAACTGGTGGTGGAGGTGGTGGTGCTTACAATTCTTCTGCTTATATAGATGGTCAAGATGGTGGTTCTGGTGGTGGAGGATGTTACACCAAAGTCGGTGGTAGCGGAACCGTTGGACAGGGATATGATGGAGGAGACCCAAATGGGAATAATGGCGGTGGCGGTGGAGGTTCAAGTGAAGTCGGGGCTGTTGGTTCTGGAGCAGGCGGAGATGGTGGAGATGGGACAGCAAATTCTATAACCGGAAGTCCGGTAACTTATGGCGGAGGTGGCGGTGGAGGTGGTGACTCTACTGCTGGAGCAGGAGGAACCGGAGGCGGTGGTGCAGGTGGTATTGCAAACTCAAACGCAACTTCAGGTACAGCCAACACAGGTGGCGGTGGCGGAGGTGTTCGTACTAGTGGTTATACAGCTGGTAATGGTGGAAGTGGTGTTGTTATTATTTCCTATGTAACAGCGAACTTTGGAACTTGTACAGGTGGAACAAAGACGACAGACGGGGATAACACCGTTCATACATTTACGGAGGATGGAACGTTCACCGTAGTAGCTGGAGGAACAGAATATGATGAAACATATACGGAAGAATTTAATTTTAATGATTTAAAATCATTATCTTCAAATAGAAATATTCCTGAGAGTTTTAGTTTATCTTCAAATTTTAGTCGTAGGATTGATTTTGAAAGAGAATACTCTGATAGTTTTTCTTTATCCGGAGATATTTCAAAACAAGGAATAAAATCAATACTTGAAAATTTTAGTTTATCAGATTTGAAAGCAATTTCTATGAACAGAAACATCGATGAGAGCTTCAATTTGTCAGATCTAAAAACATTCTTGATTGACAAAAACATTCAAGAAACTTTCAATTTATCAGATTTGAAATCATTTCTGATTAACAAAAACATTCAAGAAACTTTAAACATTTCCGATGGAGACTTCGCAAATATCCTAAAAACATTTAGTGAATCATTTGGATTAAGTGCGGATTTATTCAGACAAATCCAAAAAGTTATAATTCTTTCAGAAACAACAAATTTGACAAATGAGCAACTTATCTCGTTAGTTTTTCTTTTTCCAGGAGAAAGCTTCAATTTATCAGATTTAGAAATATTTTCTATGAACAGAAACATCGATGATAGTTTAAGTTTGTCAGACTTGAAAACATCATCAATAAACAAATTAAATCAAGAAACTTTCAATTTATCAGATTTGAAATCATTTTTTATTGATCATAACATCCAAAATAGTTTTAACTTATCAGACGTAACAAATAAGGGAACTCAAACAGAAAAGTATGAAACTTTTAATTTATCAGATTTAAAAACGTTTTCCATGAACAGAAACATTAATGAAACATTTGATTTATCAGATTTGAAATCATTTTTGATGAATAAGAATATCGAGGAGAGTTTGAGTTTATCAGATGCAAAGTCTTTTTTAATTGATAAGAACATCACAGAAATATTGAACCTTTCCGATGGGGATTTTTCAAATATTATAAAAGTCCTTAACGAATCGATTGGAGTAAGTGCTGAAGTATTAAGACAATTGAGCATAAATAGGACCTTCTCGGAAACAACCACTTTGACAAATCAACAAACGATCACATGGGGTTTGAACTTCCCAGGAGAAGAAATCGGATTGACTGATTCAAAAACATTTCAAATAAACAAATCATTAACAGATGTTACAAATTTATTGGATGAGTATTCAAAGATTTGGACTTTGGAAAGAGAATACTCTGAAAGTTTGAGTTTATCAGATGAGGTTTTAAAATCGATGTTTAGAAGTTTATCTGAGAGTTTGAGTTTATTAGATGAATTGACAAAAACAGTGAGTTTGAATCGGGAATATTCTGAGACAATGAACATGACTGATGATGTGACAACAATCGCAACGTTACTGAAAACAATGATTGAGAGTTTTAATTTGGTGGAATATTATTCTAGAACGTGGGATGTTAGAAGAACTTTAAACGAAATCTTTTCAATCACAGATGGAGATTCGATAGCATTCACAAGAATTCTGAGTGAGGCGTTCGGTTTAACGGATGATGAAGTAAATACATTATTGAGAGAGCTAATTGAATCTTATAATTTTAGTGATGATTTGCAGGCAGACAAATGGATTTTAAAATTACTTACTGAATCAATAAGTACATCAGACGAGTATTCGAAAATTTGGGATTTGGCAAGAGAATATTCAGAAGAGATGAATTTGAACGCATCAGTAGTAAAAGCAACATCAAGAATCCTAATAGACACATTCGAACTAGGAGATAGCTTGACAAGATCGATAACAAAGATATTGAGTGAATCCCAAACAATGGGGGATGTCGTAACCAAGCAAACAATCAAATCACTATCCGATGTTTTGAATTTATCAGATGGAGATATCCACAAAATAATTAAGGAATTGGTTGAAGGTTTGAATTTAACAGACACAAAGAACTTTACAATCGGAAGGATCATATCTGAGATAACAAATTTGAGTGATGATCTAGAAGTTTTGAAGATAAGATTTTTAGAATTATTGGAGTCATTAAGTTTGGATGATGGCAGCACTTTTAATTTTATTAAGATGTTAACTGAGGATTTCAACTTTGATGATTTCTTCTTGAATATCGTGTTTAATAGTTTCAGAGTTGCATCGGCCAGAACGGACATACAAGCCATTATAACAGAAGAAGGAATAGAGGCAACACTTATCAGGCAAACTGAAACAAAAGACACCACTGGAGCTGTGACAGCCGTATCGGAGGCATCCTACGCGATATACATGTCTATTCAGGATATTTTAAGAGAAGATAGACAATTGAGAGATATGGGCTCTGCTTTTACAGGAGAAGCAAGGATTTTCTTATTCCACGAGTATCCGGACTCAATCACAGGAAATGGTGTTGTAAGCGCACAGGTGGGAGATGTTATAAAAGACGATGACGAAGAATATTGGAGGATTGAGACAATCAACGGAGAAAGAGAAATGGATGGATCAGAAATATTCAAGAGTGCAATAATTAAAAAGTTGGAGTTAGACCAATGAGCTACGAATCAATGAGAGAGGACTTCCATGGGATAATTAAGACACATGGGATGCAAGGAAGTCTAATTAAAGAAACAGAAAACATCGGAAGCATGGGTGACACAAAATCAATCGCACAATCCGGTTATACGATATTTTTTGTTATGCAAGATATCACAAAGAAGGACCGTCAGATTCATGAGATGGGTTTGGCAATCACCGGGAACGTGAAAGGATTTTTTTATAATGAGTATCCAGAATCAATCACAGGGCATGGAGATATGATAGTTCAAGCAGGAGATATGATTCTGGATAAGAATAATTTTTGGTGGAGGATAGAACAAATTGTCGGTGGGAGAAAAGCAAAATCAAAAGAAATCTTCCGGACAGCAGTATTGAAAAAGATAGGACTAACCCAATGAAAATAAATTTTAATATCCAAAGCAAGATAGACAAGGGATTGACGATTGACCAGTTAAGAAAGGTTTTATTTAAATCGATGTTGAAGATGCAAGAATTGGCGATCATTAATTGTCCTGTCGATAAGGGAAGATTGTGGAATGGAATCAAGATAAACCCAACAACCATGGGATTTAATAATTATTTACTTTATGATGATGTAGAATATGCGCCAGATGTTGAGTTCGGAACAAGTCCTCATATCATAAGACCAAATGCGAAGAAGGCCTTAAAATTCAAATCTGATGGAAAAACAATCTTTTCTAAAAAGGTAATGCACCCAGGAACAAGAGCTCAGCCATTTTTTAGGCCGGCGCTTGACCAAGTGAAAGGAATTTGGGTTGATAGATATTTTAATCAAGTTATGAAGAAAGGCAAGTAGATTTAAATAATTAATAAGGTTTGAATTATCATATTATCCACTCGGATGATTTGCCAAGAGGCATTAAACAACCAAAGATGGTATTCATAAGTCCCAAAAATGTAATAGTAGATTTTCTTAGAAGGAGATTGACAGATCCCCGGAGTAGAGCAGAAACTTCACAAACAGAAGAGTTCGATGGAGGAAGCACAGATTTTCAATTGACGCCAACAGCTGGAACGATGTCCTGTATTGTTTCTGTGACGGTTGATGGAACTGCACAAGTAAAATATGAAGATTATTGGATTGACTGGCAAAACCAAAAGGTTATTTTTTATTCAAACACTGCGGCCGGAACAAACAACGTGGATATTACCTATAAGCGAGGAACTACAAATTGGATTTATCCGGACAAGGCAAAAGTCTCCCTAAGCAAAACATCATTCCCAAGAATGAACGTGTTAGTGGTTGGAGGATCCGGAGGAAGAATGGGACAATACAATTCAGACATCGAAAGCGCGATCCATTTCCAAATAGACATCTGGACAAAAGAAAATCAACCTCAAACAATTGATGGAGTAAAATACGAAGGAGATAAGCTTGCGGAATATTTGGCACATCAATTGATGGCGGCTTTTAGATCATACGAAAACGACTTGCACCCAGAATTATACAATTACACTCCAGTAGGGATTCCGAGAGACATGGGATTCAGCACAGAATTGGAATGTTTTCATTCGATAGTTGAAGTAGAACTAAAAGGCATTAACGTGTCGGAGAGCAATTAAATCATGGAGGTTAAAAAATAATGACAGAATATATGATTGGTAAGAGAGAGCAAATCGCAATGTGCGAAGAAGATACATGGGCAACTTTAGGAACAAGTACGATGGTAGATGATGGTTATATCGTTGGTAAAAATACGAAGATAACTCCAGACTTTTCAAAGAATTGGCAAGAGATATTGACTGCAGGTGCAGATTCAAGAGATATGGATTCGATGGAAAAGGGACCAGAAACTTATAAATTTTCTTTAGAGTTTGTACCAACAAATTGGAAGTTTTTGAGATATTGTGCTCATGGAACTGTGTCGAACACAAGCACAGCGCCAACAGTGCATACTTTCACAGCAACAGACGTTGTAAAATCTTTCACATTAGAATGGGCAAAACGAGGAAGTACAGACCATGTAATAACTTTGACAGGATGTGTTATAACAAATTTGACAATGAACTTCGCGGCCGGAACAGGTCCGACTGAAGGATTCGTAACAGTGACAGCTGAATGTATTGCAAAATCGGCAGTAGCCGGAACAAGCACAACATCAATATCAGCAGAAGTAGCTGACGGATTCCAATTCAGAATGGCTAAGTTAACTTATGCAGGAAGTGAAATCACAGAAGTTAATTCAGGAGAATTGACGATTGACAATGGAATCGATGAAGAAGATTCGAGATATTGTAATTCAACACTGGCACAATCGATTGGAGAACCAATTCCAAAAGTAAGAAGATACACTTGCAGATTTAACATAAATCAAAAAGATGATACTTACTTTGACGATTTTGAAGATGAGGTAGTTGTACCCGGTACAAACAGCTTGGCTTTAATTCGAGGAACTGGACCAGCAGATGACGTAACGTTCACGTTTACAGATTTATACTTACAACAGGCAACGAGTCCAACAAACTTGGACGGGATAACAAACGTTGATGTGGTAGGAACAATTAAATCAGTTGCGATCGTTGCGAACGATGCACTCACAGATTACTAAACCAGGAGGTAAAACATGGAATTTGAAGAAGATTTTGTAAACGAGGAAGTCGTTGAGTTTGAAATAGAAAAACGAAAGTTCAAATATAAGCCAACAACTGCAGGCAATGAAAATGCTTGGGTTAATGAATATATTGAGATTGTAGACGGGAAACCAGTTCAAAATCTTGCGAAGTTGAATGAATGCAAGATTAGGAATTTAGTTGATGTCCCATACAACCAAGAAATGATTCAGAAGGTTATTGGAATCAATAAAGAATGGAAAAATTTGAGCAATGAAGAAAAGTGGAAACTATTGTCAAAACTTAAACCGGGAACTTTTGATAAAATAATTATCAAGATAAACGGTATAGACAACCCGTCAAGTGAAGTAAAAAAAAACTAATTTTTAAGATTCACACAGCAAGTAAACAGGGATTCTCGATTGAGGGAAGAGCTGAAATCTTGATGTGGCTTAAACATAAGTTTTGGGAAAAGGGTATCGGGCCAGAAGAATTCAAGAAATGCCAGATGAGGGATATCCAGGATATAGTTGACCTTGACGAAGCAATCAAAAGCAAAAGAATCCGAGAAGGAGAGATTGAGGATACAATCGCAAAAATGAAAAAATAAAATGGTAGAAATTGGAAATTTACAAATTGGAGGATCCATTCAAACTGCAGAGATTGAACGGGGAATCAAAAGAATAGATACTGGACTTAAAGACATTTCTAATTCTGGGAAATCGGTAGGATCTGATTTTGAGAGGATTGCAGCACAAGGAAAAAGAATGACAACAATATTCGGGACTTTGGCAGTTGCAGGAACCGCGGCATTAACAGCATGGGTAAAAGATACGCCGGCAGTTGCAGGTTCAATGGCGAGAATCAATCTATCATTATTAAAATTAAAGATGAGTGCAGGAGAAGCATTGGCGCCAGTTTTCGATGCGGCTGCAGATGGTTTAAACAAATTATCTAATTGGGCAAATGAACACCCTGACATATTTGCAGGAATTACAAAGAGTGTGGTTGGAGTAGGAATAGCAACAGTTGCGATAAAAGTTGGTGGTTGGATTTATAGTGCATGGTCTGGATTTTTTGGATTGTTTAAAGGAATGGCCACATGGGGAGGATGGTCAACAATCGGAACAGCTGTAAAGAATGTATCAACAAAAATTGGAGGGTTTTTCTCTTCGGCTATTTCATGGTTTACAAAGATACCAGGAGCATTAAAATCATTTTTATTTGGAGGTGGAGCAGTTAGTGCAGGAGTTACCGGAGGACTTGCAACTGGAGCATCGGCAGGAGGAATGATGTTGGGCCCTTTAATCAACACCTATGTCAAGGATGAAAATGGGCAAGGATTCCTAGACCGACAAATGCAAGAATATTATAATAGTGATTATTACAAAAACCAACAATTCCAGGAACAGATGAAAATGTATTCAAGAAATGGAGGAGAGCTCGAAGCTCAATATTTTTTATAATGGTAATGAAAATCGAAAACTACTCAGGAACAGCTGACAAGTTTGACTTCCCAAATAACCCAAACACGTTCGATGATGAGATAGTCCCAAATTATACTGTGACAAATGTCGATTACCAAAGGTTTCATTATTTTGTAAGTGGTGGGGGAATTGGTCCAAAGATGATCGTATTAACAGGACACTTTTTTGGAACAAGTAAAAACACAAACTATCTGGCATTAAGCAAACATTTCTCGGAATCCGAAAAGTTAAAAAAATTATACTGGGAAAGTGATAAGTTTTATTTGGGTGTAGGAAATCAAATCAAGAAAACACATTCAGGAGGAAAAACAAATTTTATTGATTATGTTGCCAACTTTCAAACAGTGATAGGAATCTTATTCTCAGACACTCAACAAACCTATACTCAAGGAGAAGCACATAAAACAAATGGCGGAAATGTGACAACTTTCATCGAAGAAATTTCAGGAACAGTAACCTCTGGAGCAAGTGATGTTGTGGTAAGTGATGGATTAGGAAACGAAGTAACAATTCCCGCATCTGCTTTGACAACTGCAGATGATATCATTATTAAATTTATAAATATGACAGACTCGGGAGATGGAATCTTCGTGACAGAATACAACTACACAACAATCGAAGGAACCCAAACGAGTGCAGTTCAAACAACTGATGGAATGGGATTATTGCAATTGGCGGCAGGATTATCAACATCAACAATGACAGTCTCGAATTTAGATGCAGCTTATACAATTAAATTCAGAAACGGTTATTCAGCATGAGCCAGTATATTATAAAGGTAGAAAACACAAGCGGACTAGCCGGAACAGTTATTCCAGACAGTGCGTTCTCTTATGTAGACAATTTGAATGAATTGAATGAAGGCCAGTTAAGAATCACAGGTACAGGCCAAACAAAAAGAGGATTATTTGAGATAGGTTCGAAAGTTTATTTTTATAGGAATGGTAGTTTGGAATTTGTTGGATTAATCAATTCACTTTCTTATTTAAACGCCGGAGGAATCTCTGCAGACTTGAAAGGTTTTGAGGTTTGGCTAGGAAAAGAAAACGGAGCATACGCAGATAGCCCATGGACATCAGAAGCAAGTGCTACAATTGCGGCGGCCATAATCGGAGAGAGTTCATATCTTAGTGCCGGAACAATAGAAGCCGGAGCAAGCATTGACTTAAAATTGGAATCATCATCGAGTCTTTATAATGGACTTTCAAATTTAATAAGAAGTACAGCACAAGACATCGGAATCGATTATACAAATTTGGAAGTGGATATTTTAGATCACAAAGGAAGTTCAACAAGCGTGACAACATTAAACGATCGGTTACAGATTACAGATCTAACAGTCAGAAAATCGTATCCAATAGCAAATGACGTGAGAGTTTTTGGGAAAGGGGATGGAGATAACCAAATAAAATCAACAGGCGCGTACGGGCAAGACGCAACTTCCAAAGCAACCTATGGAACAATCCAAAAAGATTATACTGATCCTTCAATTATTACACAGGACCAAGCAAATAACATGGCTGACAAATTAGTGGCCAAGTGGAAGGATCCTGTGAGTGTTTATCAATTTGATGTTATCAACCCAAACTTAAATGTGGTTTCTGGGGATGTTGTGACTTTGAACGCTCAGACAAAAGGCCTATCAAACGAAGAAGTAAGAATCGTAGGACTAGAAAGAGGAGTCAGGGGAAGTGAAGAATTTTTGACATTGCAGGTAACAAACAAAGAATACTCACAAAAAGAAAGAAGCATGGAGAAATATCTTGCAGAATTACAAAAAGGAACCAATGACACTTCAACATATATGCAGGGAACAACAAACATTTTAACTTTTAGTGAGATGATTAATGCAAACAATTCAGCGCCATTGAGAGTCAAAGCATATTTTTCAGCTAGTGATATCACAGACGAAGCTGGAAATTTGAGAGTTAATTCTTTTAAATTAGATTATGATGTGGATCCATTCAGATCAGGAGTAGGAAGTGCAAGCGAAACAGATGTTGCGCCAACAGTTAGTGGAACAAGCGCAAGCACAGCGCCAGGAGTCTCAGGGACCTCTGCAAGCACACAACCAGGAGTCTCTGGATCATCATCGAACACAACTCCAGGAGTCTCTGGAGATTCAGGAACTTTTTATTATTATTCAAGTGTAGGTACGGATAGCATGTCAACTGTGGCATGTTCTTCTGGCAGTTGGACAACCGTAGCAACAGTCAGACCAGGATCATCTTATCTCAATCAAACATTGCTTGCAGATTTTACGGTTATGGGAAGTAGTGGTGGAGATGAAGATATTCAAGTTAGAATTGGGAACGATTCAGTGTATGGATATATTGAACCAGGATCTGTTGGTTCTGGGGGAACTGTTTGGGGAACTTATAGTGATGGGTTTAGGGATACTTCAATGATAAAAGTCACACAAATCCCAGTTGGAACCGTTACTTCAAGCACTCATGATATTTTTATTCAGGTTAGGCCACAAACAGGAGCAATAAGTCTGAGTTGTTACTTGGGAATTTATACAGCAAAACATTCTCACGATGACGGTTCATATTATGCAAATAGTCATGACCACGATGACGGGAGTTATTATGCAGCAGATCATGACCACGATGACGGTTCATATTCAGCGGCAAGTCATGGTCACGATGACGGTTCATACGGAGCAGCTAGTCACAATCATAGCGTTTCAATTGGAGATGGAATCTCTGATGCCGGAAGTGTTAATGCAACGAGTGTAAACATTTATGTAGATTTTTGGAATGGAACTGCTTGGATAAACAAACACTCAATTCTAACAACTGGAAAAATAATAGACTATGATGTTGATTTGAGTGATGGAGGAACATATCCTGATGCGGCGGGATTTTGGAGGGCCAGAGTTTTGACCAACAATGCAAGCGCAGATCTAATTCAGGGAACAATTAAATGTAAGCATGAGCTAGACACATAAGGAGGTTAAAAATGAAAATAAAAATACTAGACGTTCAAGAAGTTGGCGGACAACTGAGAGTGAAAGTTGATTCAGACTATGGTGTGGAAGATTTAGGAATTTCTTTGTCACAGAAGAAAGCAGATCCAATCACAGGGCAGCCTTTATGGTTGTTTGAAGTAAAAGAATTAATGAATAAGAAATACGGAAACGCAGTTGCACCAGTTAAAGGATTGGACTTAATCGGAAAAGAAATCGATACTAAAGAATAAAATGGAACAACCAAGAGAACTGACTCTTAATCAATTGAAAGAAGAATTGGTTAGAGTCAAACAAGCTAAGGCAATCACAGAAGAGTACATTGCTAGAATGAAAGAGATCCCGAAAGAGACTATTGTGGAGTTAACAATATTAAAGAGAAATTTGGATTTATTAGATGATTTTAAAAAACTAGAAAACAAAAGTGAGTATGCCAAAAATCTAGAACAAAGGGAAAAAGATTTTAATAAGGCAATCAAATTCATGGAAGAAAACAATAAGGAAATTTATAACCCACTGGAGATCGAATGAATAAGAAATTAGTGTTCGGAATGAGTGCATTGATTTTATTAGCCGGGATTGGAGGATTCCAGATAAATGACAAAAACATCACATTTGAGAAGGTTAAGGGTTTAGTTATTTCAGACCAGGACATTCCAGACCTTCAAACATTCGAAGAAGTCCAAATATATGATTCTTTGTTCGATGCAGAGAATATGAGATATTTAATTTATGAGAATTGCTCAATCGAAGCGAATCAAAGCCACAGGATAGATCGGGAAAATTTTAATGTTTATGACGAAGAGAATAATACCCTATGTTTAATTAAAGAGATGAGGAATGCTGACTAATGGAATACGATAAGAACGAGGATTATTGCACACTTTCCCCGGAGGAACTATTTGGTGTTAAGTTTAATTATTCTTGTTATCTTCATGACAGGCAGTACAGGAACGAAGTAGCAAACAGAAAAACAAGGCTAAAAGCAGACCAAGACTTCAGAGATAGCATTTATAATAAATTTGTAGTTGCTGATAAGAAGTTTTATGGTTGGATAGTTAGCAGGATTTATTATTATGCAGTGAGATTATTTAGTGAAAGATTTTGGACAGTTAACTAAACTAGGAGGAAACATGGCAAAAGAAATAGTAAAGAAATGGTATCAGAGTAAAACTAAAATTGGAACTTTGTTAATAGCAATAGGACCAGTACTCGCAACAATCGGAGGATTACTAACAGGAAGCATTGATTTAATGACTGGAGTATCTGCATTAACAGTAGAAATTGGAGCAGTAACTGCAGTTCTAGGAATCCGGGATCTTCCTTTTATTAACAGGAAGTAAGGTTTATATAGGGTAAAACCTATTGTTTATTATAAAATATTTCCTCAACGATTTATTTTTATTGGGGTGATGATTCTTTAAGCGGCTGATTCACCACAAGGCCCACGTTCTCTGATCGGCATGTGGGCCATTATTTTTTTTTAGAAGGTTTTAAAAAGAAAGACTTTCTTAGTTTGGTTATGCCGCCTAAAAAAAATGACATTTTAACTAAACAATCAGGACGTTACGGATGGCTCAGTGTCAGTTCGATGTTTCTTAGCACTTATGATTGCTTCTCGTCTTTATGCCTTGGTAAAGGTAACGTTACTATCTGCGGAGGAAAAGACTGATTTTCTTTTTTTTATAAAGAGAGAATTTCCTTAAACTTAATTTGAAAACAAAAACAAAAACGGGTTCGAGTAGAGTAGAGATGGTGATTAAGGTCAGAGTCAACAGTGAATTATACAAATGGATGGATAATAAGAGGGCCTGCCGAGAATTAAGTAACGTTACCAGTAAAGCATTAGAATTTTATTATGATTATTTATTCACAAGAAAAGGATTTTTTTGTAGATTATTAGGAGAACATTTTGAGGAGATGAAACATTTATTGAGGAAAATTGGTAGATTTAGAAACTTTTAAAAAGGTAATAGACGTGTATATTTTAAAGATGGAGATAAAAAAAAGACAACCGATGACTAAAGAAGAGTTTATGAGGAGCATAAGGTTTGATAGTTATTTAGCTTCAGACGCACAAAAAAACTACAGATGGACTACCTCAAGAGAGTACAAAGAATTAAAACAATTTGAAAACATGATGAGATTTACCAGACTCCAAAAACTCAACAAACCAAACAATTACATTATAGCAATTCTATCCAATAGAACCAAAGAGAATTATTTTAATAAATTTAATCAGATGTGTTTGGCAAGCAAAACAATCCAGGACTCCTTTAAATTTTGCAGAGAACTACTGAGATATTAAGGTTATATTATTCAGTAACAACAAATATAAACTCCTATTTCTTAAGAAATTCTATGACACCAGAGATATATCTGGATGTTTTTATCATAGATAATGGAATACAAAACAAACCAATTGAAAGAGAAACACCCAGAGAAACACAAGCAGAATTGAAAGCATTTTTTTAGTCAGGACTTTATTTTATTTTTCACCGACGATAAACTGAATTTGAGCATATTTATGTGGTTATAAAATAATAGAAGGTTTTATAAAGGGAATAGACGTGTATATTTTAGGAGAAAACGATGAAAACAACAGAAACAAACAAACAAGAATTTGAAGACGAAAGATTAACCATGGAAGGAATGAGTCCAGAGATATGGAGATGCGGAAAATGCGGAAAGAAGTTTTATGGTCATCGCGGATGTGATTGCACAAGGAGTTATACAGAATGAAAACAATCACACTAGAACAAGCAAGAGAAAGGATTCAATACTTCGAGCAAATCAAAGTATACAAACCAATCACACTTCTTAAGAAAATATCAGGATTAATTTTAATAGGATATGGAGTAGCAACAATCTGGAATCCAATCTCTGGCTCTATCTGGACAATTATGCTAGGATGCGCATTAATGGGAATCGACTACAAGAAATTACTAAACACAATCAACTTTTATGCAAAGGAAATAAGTTACTGGTTTTATAGGAAAGCACGGAGGCTAGCATGAGACAAGTTATTGATGCAGTATCAGACTTTTATAATATGAAGTTACAAAAAACGTCAGACTTTGAACAGGAACTAGAAGAATGCAGTAAGGAAGATTTAATAGAATTTATAATGGAACACCAAGCAAGAGGATGTTTTGGAAGGGGTATAATTCATGATTAACGATTTTATTGAACAATGCCAATTCGACGAAGACAGGGGATTATTACCAAAAGGCCACACGGAAGAGATGAAGAAAAGAATGGGGATCCAAAGTGAAGAAAAAGAATTATTGGCCGGAGAACAAAGCTGGAATCTTAACGGAGGCGACCTATGAATCAAGAAATACAAGAAAGAATAGACAGGCTCCAAACAGAACGACAAACAGAAGGACTAACCTGCGCAAAAGAAGTTGAGTTATTAAAATTAAGGAGAATACTATGAACTGGAAATACTGCGATGACCATTGTTGTTTTTCTGAACCAGACGGAACTTGTGAGAAATGTAACAACGGTTTGCCAGGACACATCAGACCAAGAAACCAAGTCAACCCACACGATTACAAGAGAATCGCAGACCTAGAAAAAAGGGGGCTAATCGAATCAAAATGAACGCACAACAATTAATAAACACTTGCGACAACCACAAAACAAGCCAAAGAAAGTTCAGAAACGAAATCAACATCAGCTTTTTAATTAATGATGTCAAAAAACAATTCATAATTTCCGGCAACGGAAAGGGCGGGCAGAATTCTTCATCGGATTCTCCTAGCCCGCTTAAAATTACTGAGAAGGGAGGTAAACATGGAAACAATAACTAAAAAGATTGATGGTGTAAATGCTAAAAAAGTCAAAGAAGGTTCAATAGGATTTATATCTGAAGACAAGTGGTATAATGTGTATGGAGAAGCTGAAGTTTTAGAAGAACTCATCAAGAATGTAGTCTCAAAAGGGAACACAATCGAGTTCGAATATAACAACGGAGTAGTAGGTAGTTTAAAACTGATTGAAAAAGCTCCAGAAAAAGAGAATAGCAAATTTGACGATATGACAAACTTCGAAGATTTATTAGACGCAGCTCACGAAAAGTTCAAAGGAATGTTCAACATAAAGACTGAATTAGTTTCAATGGACTACGAAAAGAAACAAGCAATTTTCAGCGCGTGTGTAAGCGTAGAAAACTGGGAAAAGAATGAAGACAATTTCCTAGAAAGAAGAACAACTGTATTCACAGGACACGGAGACGCAGAAGGAATCGGTTCAGATATGATTAAACCACACTTCATGAGAATGGCGGAGAGCAGGGCTATATGTCGTGCATTAAGATTTGCTACTAACAATGCTAAAGTATCTGAGGAAGAAACCACACAATAATATGGCACCAAAAAAAGGAACAATACCATGGAATAAAGGACTTACTGGAAAAGAATATTTGAAACATTATCCAAATGGAATAGTTACAAATAAATTTCCTAAAGGAAATCAATATGCGAAAGGAAAACATCCTAAATATGAGTTCAAAAAAGGACAAAGACCTTGGAATTATGTTGATGGAAGAAGTAAAATAAGAAGTCCAGATAGATATGGTGATGATTGGAGTAATATAAGACTTTTAATCTATTCAAGAGATAATTATACATGTCAACACTGTAAAAGATTAATGAGGAATAGTAAAGAAGCATTTCACGTACATCATAAAGTCCCTTTTTTATTTAGTTTCGACAATTCATTAAATAATTTAATAACATTATGTAAGAGTTGTCACAGTAAAGAAGAAATGAAATTAAGAAAAAACCATAAAGAGTGGTATCAAACAAGAGCAATAGCTAGAGCATTAAGGTTCGCAACAAACAACGCAAAAGTATCAGTCGAAGAAACTTCTGAGGTTCCAAAAGAATAATGGCAGAAGAAATAGAGAACTCACAAAACTTCACCGCAGAACAACGAAGTAGCGTAAAGGTTGTACGAAACACCAAAGGCTATAATTGGGAAATCAAAGTCTACAACGATAACCCAGACAAAGCCCTAGATAAGATGATAGAACTCGAACTAATATGCCAAGCTAGATACGGAGAGAAAATCGAATAAATAATAATAACTTTTTTTTATTTTTTTATTATCCGGGCGCGGAACGCAAAAGGAGAAACAATGAAAACACATAAAGAATTTGTAGAAGAAGTAAAAGAAGCGGCAAGTTTACCAGCACAAACTTGTAGAGCATTAGCACCAGAGAGTCAAGAAGACTTCGCAGTCTATACCGACGACGCCTTAAATGTCAAAGGAGAATCACAATGAAATTAACAAAGAAGATGTTTAGAGAAGTGTTGAACGTAAGACATGAGCAAAGAGTAAAACAAGAACAAAAAAGATTACACGCATTACCTAAAGATTTTGTCCAAAGAGAAATGGATAGGAATATGGGTAATGGAGTTTATCATGCTAGAAAAAGAAAACAAGGAGATTATTTATATTTTCAAGACAGAGAAATGTTTAATCGATTATTTGAAGACTGGAAAGAGATGTTCGCACTACATGAAGACCAGTTAAATGTCAAAGAGGTATCTGAATGAAAATAGAACAGATAGAAAAGGTTTTTAATAAACATATAGGAGCTTATTTTGATATAATACAAGAAATTTTAGAAAAGAAAGAAACAAGTAATGATATTAATCTTGATATTGAAATGAAGATATTTGTTAAATCTCATCAAGCGTTATTATTAGTTAAAAAAGAATTGTTCGCATTACATGAAAAAGCCGAGGTGACAAATGAATAACAAAATATATGAAGAAGCACTTGCAAGCGCACTAAAGAGAATCGAAGTCCTAGAGGAGAAGATGTCAAGAATTTCAATCCCAAACAAACAAGGATATAATGAGAAGAAGAAGCCAATGACAGGAACCTCAACCCCAGGACAACTAGGCTACATAAAGAAGCTCGGCGGAAAGGCAGACTCATCAATGTCAAAACAAGAAGCAAGTAATGAAATCGACAGACTCCTACAAAAGCAAAGGGATGGAGAACCAGAAGAAGAATGTGAGAGTGTTGAAGAACCAAAAGAAGTGGATACTGATGAAGCTGGAATCGATGAGGAGGGTTTGATATGAAAACCTTAAGAGAAATTCAAAAAGAGATTTGTGGAAGAAGAAGGAATTATGTTTTGATACATGAACTTAAGGCCGAAGCAATAAAATGGGTTAAGTCGAAAAATACTGGTGGATTTAGTTTTGATATAGGATTTGATGGAATGGTTACTAGACATCATAGAAAGAAAGAAAATATGAACTCAATTGATTGGGCTAATTTGGGAGAAATGATTGGATTCATAAATTTTTTTAATCTCACCCAGGAGGATTTAAAGTGAGAGGCGAATCGGCTTGCGGAAACTTAATCCAGATGCACTACGGAATGTTTGATGATCCTAGATTAGAAATTTTTAGTAGAGATGGAGAATCTTTTTTGAAGAGAGTTAATGCAAGAAAAATGATGACAGATTATTTTATGCAAGTTTACGCAACACCAGCACCAAAATTCAATTCTAGAATAGGAGAGATAGCATGATAAGATTATCATCAATATTTATGGTTGTGTTTTTTTTGGGAGCAATTGGATTGGGGGTTATGCATGAGCAAGTCCATGTAGCAATTTATTCAGGATACGGAGTTGAGAGTCATGTTGAATATTTTTCACACTTCCCAAATTTTGTAACAATCGCAGAAAAAGGGTGCCCAACAGAAATGTGTGAGTTTGCGCAGAACCTTAATGAGATTATTGGATATCCATTGTTAGTGCTGTATGTGGTGTTTGGGATTTTTTGTGAGATTATGATTATTTTGAAAGAAGAGGAGTTGTTATGAGAAGTTTGATTTGGACAGCCAAAGGTTCAAGGGGAGAGATTTATGATTGTGTAGTTAAGATGATTGATGAGACGAAGACAATTTATTTTTTAGATTGCACTTGCTGGAATTTTGTGAATCGAAGAATCAAACACAACGGAGTATTCTCAGATAAGAAATTTTATGCAGAACCATGCAAGCACTTGAAACCAGTCGTGGATGCATTAATCAAACAGGGGTACACACTAAAATCTCCAAAGGAAATGAAGGGGTCAGACAGATGCAGCGCAGAGTTAAGAAGAACAATCATGGAGAGGTCAGGCGGAATGTGTGAGATGCCGATTTGGAGTGGACCATGCCAAAATAAGATTGATGAGATTCACAGGAAGATTCCAAGAACCAACGGGGGAAAATACAACGAAGATAATTGCATCGGGCTATGCAAAGAACATCATAAAATCGTGACCTTCCAAAAGTGGCATAATAGCCCAGGAGCAAAGAAATGAAGTATAATATGCGAGAAATATTTTTGAGATTTGCAGAGGAAACAACTATATGTATTTTGGAGCAATATCCAAACGAATTTTATGAACTTGAAGAGTTTGGATTTTCACTTTCTTGGAATCTTTATTGCCAGGAATTTTATAAAAAGATAGATGAATTTCATAAGATCCTTGATTTATTCAATTTAAGAGGTTTGATGGCAGCAAAATATAATATTGAAAATCGAATTAGTCTCATGAGTCTTAAAGAAAATCAATCAAAACTAAATAAAACCGGAGGTGAAAAATGTTTGGATTCAAAAAGAAGGTGAAAGTGACTTCATACCCAGAAGGGAGAGAAGGACACCCAGTATCAAGATTGTTGAGAGGAAATCGTGGAGCAGCAAGAATGCCCACATTGCGGAACCCCAGGAATAGACTTTGATTGGGTTTACGGAATCCCAGTCTGGAAATGCAAATGTGGAGCAAAATGAAAGGATACAAGATGGAAAGAGTAAAACCATTAATAGAAAAATGTAGTTGTGGAAAGAAAGTCACAGACCATCACTTCAAATGCAACGAGTGTTGGGGTAAAACAGCAAAATTTAAACACAGAAAAGAACAAAGAAAACTAATGGAACCAGTAAGAAGGAGATTACGAGATGGATGAAGTAAAAGTAAAACGTGGAAAGAAATCAAGGGCTCAGGGTGGCGCATTTGAGACTCGGGTCCGGGCTGATTTAGAAAAAGAGGGTTGGATAGTTGACAAGTGGTCGAACAATGTTGAGTTACCTAGAGATAGAATTCTTATGGATGTAGTTCCAATGACTAAAAAGTTAAAGGATGGAACATGGACAAAAGCAGCTCCAAGGTTTCCAGCACTTGTAAAAGCCAAAGCCAAGTGGGCAGGACCAGGAAGACCAATGATGATGGGCGCAGGATTCCCAGACTTTATAGCATTCAGACCAATGGCGTGTTCACTATGTTATGCAAGAATGGGAAACATCTCCACAGAAAATCACAGAATAATCGGTGTCGAAAGTAAGATGAATGGTGAGTTGGATCGTGAAGAAAAAGAGAAATGTGTTTGGCTACTAGAAAACAAAATCTTCAGCAAGATACTAATTGCATCCAAGCATAAAATAAAGAATCGTGTTCATATAGAGTACGAAGATTTTACAGTAAAATATCACAGGTTCTTAAAATCGAAAGACTAAATATCCCTATATGGGCTGCAAAACAAAAATCTTTTGAGTTCACATCTCTTTGTGTGGATTCGGGCGATGATTTCGTAAGGCATATATGAATGAGTCCTTGTCTTTCGGTATAATAAGATTTAAATAAAAAAACAACTTATGATTATAATGGCTAAGAAAACAAAAAACAAAAAACAAAATTCTACATCCATCCAAAATGAACAAGTATTTGAAAACTCTAAACTTATCAGTATGCTACAAAACGAATACATTTGCCTAACAGAAGGAATAACATATTTTGGAAACCCAAAAGGAAAAAAAGATTATTTTATTTACTGGACAATGCAAGGGAAAAAAGCGTTATTCGAAACCGGTAATATAGTTCTGGTAGATGACTCAGGAACAGAGGATTATTTTAGACAAGCCTTCGAAAGAAAATACAAAACCACAATCCCAAAGACAAAATACTACGATACACTAATAAAAAACCAAGTGAAAAAATATAGAGATAAAACATAAACTTTATAAAGGGAAATAGACACTTATATTCATGGTGAAATCTGAGAGGAAAAATATCAACGTTGCAACCCTCGACAAAGTCCGACAATTTCTAAAAAATCAAACTGAGCCAGTATTCATATCTCAAATCGTAAAGAGTGTCGGAGTAGATTGTCATTCGGTTAAGTTGGCTATCACAATGCTAAACATCAGAACCAATAAAGACAGGAGAGTCAAGTTAAAATGAATGTTGAAAAAGCTATGAATTACTGGATGGGGTTTGTGGGTATTTTGACATTCTGTATAATTGGTTTTTTTGGTTGGGTTATAATTAAATTGTTACAATATTTTGGAGTTATTTAGAATGAACTGGGAAAAAGCGGTGATTGTTTTAAGGAATGGTGGTAAAATCACAAGACCAAACTGGGAAGCAGAACACTTTTGGAAGATGAGCAAAGACGGATATGAGAGAATACTGTGTCATGACGGAACAAACGCAACTGTACACATTAAGCAAACCGAATCATACGATTGGGAAATCTGGAAAAAAGAAAAAAGTTTGAGTGATAAGGAATGGAGTAATTGTTGTTTTACAGGACCAGGTGATCCAGGATACGCAGAGAAAGATGTTAAAGAAGCTGTCAAAAAATTACTTAATTGTTTAGAAGATTCGAAGAATACATGCGACGCTCCAATAAGAGGACCAACAAGTAGAAATAATATTTTAAATATGGTTAAACAAGAAGCAATCAAAATCTTCGGAGAGAAACTATGTTAGAAATAATCAACCAGAAGAACATGAACTTTTTATTTGAAATTTCAAAGAAGCCAAGAAATATATCCGAGTTAGCAAAACGAACAGACATGGCAATAAGCAACGTCTCAACATTAGTATCCAGATTACAAAGAGAAGGAGTAGTAGATAAAACAGAATCAGACTGGAACCGAGGCAAATGCATGATAATCACACTAACTGAATACGGACAAACCCAAGTCAAATTGCTAAAACAAATCCTAAAAAACCACAAAGAAAACAAACGAACACTAACAGAATTCATTGAATCAATTAATCCATCAATAATCCACGCAGACGCAATAATTAAGATTGAAACTACTGAGAAGGGAGGTGAAAATGGTACAGAAGAACATTGAAGAAACATCCAAGTTAACATACGATGACAGGAAGAAAATCCTATTGCAGAAAAAGTCTAACACTACAGAGAACCGAACAGAAGAAACTAAGGAAGGAGAAGAAGTCAAAGAGGCTCAACTCGTTTCAACAGTAAAGTCTAGCATGGAAGTCGAATACACTGAAGAAGGAATCAAGTTGGCATACAGCGGATTAAACAAAGAGAAAGAATATCACGATAAACATCTTGTTGATCTAAAAAACAGCCTAACAACAGCAGAAATGACTCCAGAGTTAGAAAAGCTAAAAGAGGACTTACAATTGATTGCAAAGATAGACGAAGCAGAGAAATCCAAAAAAGAAATCGAAGCAACAGAGGAAAGACTCAAAATAGTTAACAAGGAAATCAAAGAAATCAAGGAAGAAATCGGAACTAGGTTAAAACTTTGATTTCAAAAACTAATTTTATTTTATTTTTTAGTCCGGGCGCGGTACGCAAAAGGAAAAACAATGAAGTTAATAATATTCGAAGGAATGCCACCAGAAGAAATCGGAAAGGCATACAAACTACTGAAAGAGGACGGATTCTTAATGTTAAGTTATAAGCCAGAAATAATAGATTTGGATATAGAGTATATGGAAGAAGAAATCGAGGAAGTAGTCGATGATATTGTCGAGGAACCAAAACAACTCCCAAAAAGAGAAAAGAGAAAATACACTAAGAAGAATAAAATAAATTCACACATCCCAAGAAAAATGACAAAATATACTAAAGAAATTTTAGATAGAATGAGAGAAGTCATAAATAGAAAATCCAATAAAGAAATACAAGAAATGTTGAGACTAGAATTTGGTCATAATGTTTCTGAAATCTCCATTGCTGTTAGGTTATCTAGAGAAGGAATTAAGAGAGACAAAAAAACAAAACCAAAAGGAGAAGAAGAAATCGAAGCTAAAATGAAGGAACTCGCAGAACCAGTCGAAACAATCGAAGTAATAACCCCAGAAATGATAAGATTAAAGGAACGGGAAAAAACAAAACGAAAAGGAATGTCAGAAGAAGTAGTCGAATTAATCCAAGACAAATATATGGAGATGACTGATGAAGAACTAAGAGGAGCAATTGCAGATAAACACGGAGCATTTTTCCAAGTTGACAAAATAAAAGCATATCGTGAATCTAACGGAATGGCAAGACCAGAAGGATGGAACCCAGATGATTTCAAAGACTCGGAGGAAGACCTATGAAACTAAACTTATTGCCAGGAGTACCCCCAAAGGTCATAATGGCAATATCAGAAAAAAACAACTATTTGGCAAAAGTTGTGAAAGAATCACACACCACAATCGCACACGCCACGAAAATCATGAATAGGCTAGAAGAATGCAAACTCTTAACAAAAACAAAAGACGGAAGAAAAATGATAATCAAACTAACAAACAAAGGACTAAAACTCCAAGAACATCTAAACGCAATCAAGAGTTTAATATGATGGATTACGCAGCCGAACAAGTATTCTGGGAAATGGCTACATGGCTATTATTCGCATTAGGAATAAGTATTTTGTATAAGATGTTTTGGAAACCTGCACCAAAAACAATAGTCCAACCAATGCCAAAGAAAATCGTTAGGGTGATAACACGATGAGTTGTAATTGCAAAAGAATAAAGAGAAACTTCCCATTCGGAAAGAAGTCATCACCAAAAAGACATTGCAAAGATTGCGGAGAAATAATCACAGCTAAACAGATTAGGGATAGAAATCCAAAAAAGAGATGATGAAGAAAGGAAGATTTAAATGTGATAAGTGCAGGCTTTGGTATTTCTGGACTCAAAATAATCAAGGGAAATGTCCAACGTGCTATCCAAGAAAACAATTAGAAACTCAGAAGGTGAAGAAGAAATGAAAAAACTCCAAATCGAATACGTACAGATTGAGAACATAGTCCCATACAAAGATAATCCAAGGAAATCCCCGAAAGAAACATTTAAATAGTTTTATTCCGTGGGTTTCACATGGGCGAGTATTATCAAAAAAACAAAGAGGAGATATTAAGAAAAAGAAAAGAATATCGTGATAAAAATCCGGAGAAAGTCAAGGAATGCAAAAGACTATCAAGATTAAATCATTTAGAAAAGAACAAACAGAGAGACAAGGATTATTATCAAAAGAACACAGAGCAAGTAAAAAGTAGGGCTGGGATTTATTATCAAA